ACGAAGAATTTGTTTGGCATAGAGACGATGAAACAAGAGAAATAGAAATTCTCGAAGGTGATGGTTGGCAATTTCAATGGGAAGGTGCTTTACCTTGGCTTTTAAAACCAGGTATGAAATTTACTATAAAAGAAAATGAATACCACAGAATCATTAAAGGAGTTAATGATTTAATAATTAAAATAACTCCAAAAGATAAATAGTTTAAATTAATAAATTTTATAAGGGAGACTGAAATGTCATTTAAAGAAAAAATTGATATGGTAATGGAGGCGGCAATTCGCAAACCATTAGTTGAAGCTAATTTAAAAGTTAGCCACTTCACTGGTAAAATCGCAGATAAGAAAGGTTTTACTATGAAAAAGATTGGGAGTTCTAATCCTGGCGCTGTGGTAATGTTACAAGGTGATGAAAAAGCTATTGTTGCTTATGCTAAAAAATATTTAGGTGCAGACGATGATGCTGAAACAGTTAGTGATGTTCAAGATGATGTATATCATCCTCAAGCAGGTATTATATTATACAAAGACCAAAAGGATGAAGCTAAGAAAATGGACCCAGTCGGTCAAGCTGATGCAGATATCGACAATGATGGTGATGTAGATGATTCAGATGAGTATCTTAAAAAAAGAAGAGCTGCAATTAGTAAAGCAATGAAAAAAGAAGGCTATGAAAGTGTTGATGATACAGTCATTGCTAAAGAAATGAAAAAGCTTCATGCAAGTAATTGTTCAAAGGATGAAATGTATAAGCAACTTAATGCACAATACGGATGTTCTAAAGAAAAATTTGAACAGCTTTATGCATCTAATTGTATGGGCGAATCACTCACTGCAGAGAGACTTAAGACTAGAGCTCTTAGCAAAAGCTTTAAATAAAATTAATATATAATTAATTAGTAAAAAATATGGGAGATATTATGAAAAAACTAATTGAATGGCTAAAATCTTTTTTTGGTGTTAAAACCGAAGAAGTAAAACCTACTCCAAAAAAGAGAGTAGTAAAAAAGGCTGCTAAAGCCGATGGAAAAGTTACATGCGATTTCGGCAAGTTAACAAAAGCACAATTGCTTAAAGAAGCAAAACACAGAGGTGTTAAAGTTAAATCAGGTGCTTTAAAGGCTGAAATTCTAGAACAATTAAATCAATTGAAATAATTTTTGTTATAATTTAACGTTAAATTAAACAGGAGAAATAACATGGCACTATGGGGAAAAACAGACGCTCCAGCTAGCGTACCTAAGTGGCTCGAGGACGATGCTAATAACACTAATAAGTCCAATGATAAAGACAACGCAGTATTCGTTGACTTAACAGAGGCAGGTGTTGCATCTAACAGAGCTAAAGGTCTCACTGGTCCAGGTTGGTGGTTATACCACACTTCAAATGGAAGACACTTTGCAGAATGCTTGGTACCTATGAAGGTATCACAATCAGATGCAGGTGACTTGGGTGTTACTGGTAACACAGCAGTTGAAGATACAATCGTAGCCGACAGTTAATAATAATTAACAACATAAACCTTTTTTCATTATGAAGTTAACAGAATCAACCTTTCTGCTATATGCAATGAAGCATTACGACAACCCTCAGTGTACTGAGATGTCAGAATTTGAAGAAGATATGAAGAGGTTTCAATACCTCAGAAAATTATTCGGAAGATATAGATCAGACGGTGAACTTAAAGAAAGGTTGATATTAAACCATCTCATTGTATTATACAATGTGTTTGGTCCAATTGGAACTAATATGTTGTTTATGCGGTTACACGAGTTTCATGAATATTTAAAGCCTTTTGTGGAATATTTAAATTTCATGCCTCAAGTAATCATATATGACGACATTAGTATTAATTCTGATAGTATAATTTCAGATGAATTAATTACACAAAGGTTAAAGGAAATCTAATGGTAGTAGATTTATTTTTAGTTTTCAGTTTTATTAAAAGGCTTGTAAAGCCGTTTAAAAACTGGCCAGCTTATAAATTAGGAATCATAGACGGAAAAGGTAATATCCTTATTCGTCGTAGAGATTTTACTAAGGCTGAGCAGCGCAAAGCTTTTGGTATATTTGACCAACTAATTTTAAATCTTAAAAAGCTATTAGCTAAATTACCAGGTGGTTCTACTAGACTTGCTACTTATGCTGCAGCTCTATGGTTAATTAAAGAATCAGAAAATTATAGAAATCAAAATGGTGTCTTATTAGAAGACGTTGATTTATCTGAAGATTTTCATAATTCTTTCTTAGACCGCTTCGTTGAAGAGTATGGAGATATACTCGCAAATGAAGAAATTAAATTAGAAGAAGCTAAAAAGAAAGTTTCTCCTAAAGATAGAAAAGAACTCAGTAAATTGCTTATCGATTATAAAGTTCAAGGTAAGACAGGCACTGAAATACGAACAGCTGTAGAAGATTGGCTTAGACAAAAAGGTTATATGGACGAAGAACCAACTGTTAATGTTGGTGGTGGTGCTATTGCAGGATTAGGAGTTGGAGCACAAGGTGAACCTGGCGTATCTAAGAAATCTCAAGGTAAATATAAAAAGAAAAATTTTATTGACTTTATGTCAAGATAGAGGTAAAACAATGCAACAACAGAATAAAGACAATGTATTTGAACAATTAAAAATCGATGAGGGAGTAGTAAATGAAATCTATCTCGACCATCTCGGCTTACCTACCTTTGGAGTCGGTCACCTTATCCTCGAAAGTGATGAGGAATTCGGAAAACCAGTTGGTACAAGTGTTGACGAAGAAAGAGTCAGGACGTGTTTCGACAGAGATCTTGAAACTGCCATCGGAGAATGTCACGCTCTATACGGAGAAGGGGAATTTGGAGATTTCCCAGGAGAGGTCCAAGAGATCGTGGTTAATATGATGTTCAACATGGGTCGTACTCGTTTGAGTGGATTTAAAAAGTTTAATGCTGCTGTATTAGAAGGTGATTGGAAAACTGCTGCAGTTGAAGGTAGAGATTCTAAATGGTATCGTCAAGTGACAAACAGAGCAGAGCGCCTGATGTCACGAATGGAAGAAGTTTAATAAATAAAAAAGATAATCTGTTAAAGGAATTAAAGTGTCATTGCATAAAATAATTCAACACGCGATTGATAACGATCCGTTAAAAATGAAAGAAGCATTCGATGAAGAAATGACTTCGCGTTTACGTGTTGCATTAGAAAATGCATATAATAGTATTAATGAAGCAGAAGTCGAAGATGATGAAGAACCAGTAGATGATATGGAAGAGCCATTGGACATGGAACCAGAAATGGAAATGAGACAAGTGGCAATTCAAGTATCTGGTGCTAAAGATCTTAAAAAGATATTAGAAGCTTCAAATGAAAAAGGTAAAGTATCTTTAAGTGAAATGTTAGGTTTTGATTCTGGCGATGAAGACCCTGAATATAAAGGTACAGATGCTGTTGTATATCCATCTTCACTTATAGATGAGGAAGGCTTAGAAGAAATTCAACAAAAATGTCAGTACCAAACTAAATTATCAGAATTCACCGCAAAACGTATTGCGATACATTTAAAAACTGGTGGAAAAGTCTCTAACTGGAATCCAGATCAAGACAACGATAAAGAGATTGGGTTTGACGAATTATATTATAACGCTTTATTAACAAATACAGTTGAACCTAATGAATCAGGTTTTATATACAGAGCTAAGTTAATTTAAATAGGAGAAATAGAAATGTCTATTGAAAAAATAATTGCCGAAGCAATTGATAATAATCCTCTTAAAATGAAAGAGGCTTTTGAAGAAGAGATGAATGCTAGAATTCGTGCCTCTTTAGAAGAAAAATATAATGAAATGGCTGAAGGTAAAGTCAAAGAAGAAGACGAAGACGAAGACGAAGAAGATGAGTCTGATGAAGACGAATCTGATGAGGAAGAAGTCGAGTCTGACGACGAAGACGAAGACGAAGACGAGAAAGAAGAGTCTAAATCTAAAAAATAACACTGCATTCTTATGCAAAGGAATAATCAGTGTTTAATCAGATATTTTTAACGTTGATTCTCGTGCTTGGTGGCGCGAGTTATTGGCTATGGAATGAAAATCAGACATTAAAAGAAAATAATGTCAAATTAGAATATGCGATTGAAGAGCAAGCTGCTGCATTCAACGCAATGAAAGAATCGTATGAGAAACAAGGTGAAGCATTAAATAACCTTTCTCGTGCGAACGCTGCTATTGAAGCAGAAAAAGATCGTTATCTAGATATTTTCAGAAGACACAATCTCGATAGGCTCGCTCTTATGAGGCCGGGCCTTATTGAGACGCGTATTAATAATGGTACTAAAGCAGCATTTGAGGAGATTGAGAATGATACTAAAGCTATTAGCGAGCTCTCTAGCACTTCTTCTGATTAGTGGATGTTCAATTCTTGGTTTAGGTACCAAAGAAGTTGAAATTGTAACTAAGCCAGTTCGTATAGAAATCATCCAACCTACATTACCAAGACCTATAAATTTAGAAGAACCTAAATGGTATGTAGTATCTGAAGCAGTTATAGCAAACCCATGTAAACAAATTCCAAGACTTGATGATCAGGGCAATCCTGTATTAAATGATGATGGAACTCCGCAAACAACACGACCTAAAACGTGTGCATTAGAAGATAGAGATAATCCAGAGTGGCCAGAAGGATATACCTATTTAGATAGATTCATGGAAGATATCAAAGCCGCTAATGGTGGAGACGTCCTCTTTGTAGCCACTACAATTAAAGATTATGAGTTAATGTCAGCCAACATTCAAGAGCTCCGTAGGTACATCAGAGAGCTCGGAGAGGTGGTTGTGTACTATAGGAACGTTACAATTAATGACGAACCTGGTGCTGGTTTAGC